CAACTCATCATGAATTTGTATGTGAGGTACTATACCATTTTCATATAAATCTACCATAGCTTTTTTTGTCATATCAGCTGCAGATCCTTGAATTAATCTATTTAAAGCTTTGTAAGTAAATGCAGGTACATAATAGTTATTAAAGAACATTTGACGTTCTTGTTCAGTGTGTTCCTCTATTTTCTTTTTAGATACTTGATTAAATTCACTTTTAAATTTGTCCCAAGCGTCTTTTTCAGATAAAAGTTTTGGAGTAACCCAAGCACCTTCATATGTTATAGTACCATCCTTTTGTTTTATTTCTTTTGCTTTAGGATCCCATTCTTCAAACTTACGAATGTTATTGTCCCATCTTTTATTTGTGCTTTCATAAAAATTAAATCTACAAAATCTATCTTCGAGTGTGTAAATTAATCTTTCTCTTTCAGCAAAATTTTTTAAATTATCTGATAATTCTTTTATAAAAGGAATTTTTTCATGATATAATTTTAATAGATTTGTTGCTTGTTTCTGATCTAAGTTTAATTCATTTTGTAATTTACCTTTACCCATACCATAGAATAAACCTAAGTTAATCGTCTTTGCTTGTTTTCTGGGAATCTTTGCAAGGTCAGCAACAATTTGGTGAAAGTCTGCATTTTCTTTTTCAAATTTATCTTTTAAACCTTCTGTATTTGCCAACCCATACTTGATAGCGTAGTGGGCCACGATCCGTGGTTCTTGTTGCGAGTAGTCAAAACTACCCCACTTCATACCTTCTTCAGGTAAAAATATTTCTCTCATTTTTTTACCAATATAACCACTTGCAGGAATCTGTTGCAAGTTAGGGTTAGACATAGAAAATCTTCCGGTAACCGTTCCTCCCTGGTCAGATCTAATTTGATTTACATCTGCATGTATCCTGCCATTATAAACATAACCTTTTAAACCTTCTACAAAAGTATTAACTGCTTTATCAAATTCTCTTGCTTTTGAAAGCATTCTTAAAAATCTATTTTTGTGAGTTTTTAAATAATCTTTTGGAAGTTGTGGCATTCCAGATTTAGGAGTTTTTTTATAATTAGTAATCTTTTGTTGATCTAATAATAATTTTATAGAGTTAGCTGCCCACAATTGAACAATAACTCCAGTATGCTTTCTTATAATATTTAATAGATTGTCTCTTCTAAACTTTAGTTTTTTACCAAACTCTTCTAATTTTTGAACATTTATTCTAACGCCTTTAAATTTCATGTCAACCAGGCAACGAAATAATTTAGTCTCTAATTCAAAAATATTTCTACAAGTTTTTATTTCATTATTTTCTGGTCTTGTGTATAATACTTCGTCTAATTTTTTATTAAATAAATTCCATAATTTTAAAGTTAAATCTACATCTTGTTTAGCATAATCTTTAACTAAGTCGTAAGATAATTTATGCATATTAGACATGGGGTCTTTAATACCTTCTGAAGAAGCTCTTTCATATAAATCGTATTTATATTTTTGATCGTTAAGATAATCTTTTGATAAAGAATCTAAAGAATATTTAAATCTGTTTTCATCAATAACAGAAGCAGCTATCATTGTGTCAACTAATTTACCTTGTAACATTTTACCTGTAGTTGCTCTCAACCAACATACATCATACATTGCATTGTGAAAAACTTTTGTAATATCAGGGTTTTGCAAGATTTTTTTATTTAATTGATTCCAAAATTCTTGTTCCATTTCGGGAGTAGTTGTTAAATCAGAATGATGTAAACCAAAATAAACTGTATCTTTTCCAGTAGCCACAGCTACACCGGTTATAAAACCATCTTTTCTTACAGCACCTAAACCTTTTGTTTTAAGATTAGGATCATAAGTTTCTATATCAATTGCTACAGTGTCTATTCCTTCTAAGTCTAAATCTTCTGGACGTTTACACATTATAATCCCTCTCTAATATCATCTCTAAATAATGAATTGCTTTCTTAATATCTTCTGCTTTCCCTTTGTTTGAGTGTCTACATATATACTTTATTGCATTACCTTCTGCAAACAAAAGTTTATTTTCATTTATAAAATGTGCAGGTTGAATTTTCATAGACTTATAATGTTTCCCGCCTACCTGCTTTTCTAATGATTCATAACTTATATCTTTAAACATATCTTTGTGTGTCATTTTCCTCCTTTAAGTAATAATGTCTATTATTTTGTATTCCTGCTAAAGAACTTTTAAATCTATGATTAGATGTACCAATGCTCCAACAATCTTTTCTACCTCTACTGTAAGCAACATAAGCCAATCTTATTGATTCATCATTATATCTTTCTTGTCTATAAGTGGATAAGTCAACTACAACATTATCAAAAGTTAAACCTTTAACTTTATGTATACAATCTTGTTGAACTCTTGGCATTGTTTCTGTATCAAAGCCATTTTTTATAACTTTTTTTATAAAAGGTATTTTATTTTCTAAATCTTTTTTAATTAAGACTTCTGAAAAGTTTTTATATTGCTTTGCTTCAGGTAAAATTAAATTCATGTCAATTAATTCTTGAATATTATATTCTTTATCTATTAAAGGTTTTAAAATATCTACAGAACCTTTTTTAAAAACTTTAACTGATTTACCTACCAAAGGCCAAAAATCCATTATCTGTTTTTTTGATACTTTATTATTTATAAAATTTGGCCACTGTTTAAAACATCTAAAATCTTTTCTAGAAACATGTGGGTGTTCATTTGAAACATATTTATAATCTATTCCATGGTTTTGTAAAAATTCACTTACAAATTTATCGGTAGGAGTCCCTCTATAAGTAAATAAAAAAGTTTCATTAGTATTTATTATTTTATTTAATAAGATGTCCATTGATTTGCAAGATTGTTTTATATGAGGTATCCAATAAGAATTACCAATAACACCTTCTGCAGGTGTCCAAATTCTTTCTGCATTATCACCCCATTTTTTCCAAATAGGAGATATAATCCTTTTACATATTGTATTTATAGTTTTACCACATCGTTTACCATATTTAAGTTCAGCTTTTTTTGCTTCTGGAGTACTAGATAATTTATAAAAAAAATTAGGATCTGCACCACTATATTCATAAATAGTTTGATCAGCATCCCCTATAAATATAAACTCTTTAGTATTTGTTGCCGCCTTCCTTAAAGCATCAATTTGTGGTCTGCTACAATCCTGAGCTTCATCTACAATTAAAACATCTATATTATTAGGGCAATGAGCCTTAAAAATAAAGTTATCTATCATATCTTCAAATGATACTCTTTTATGTTTTATATCATTTCTGTAAGCGTCATATTTTATTTTTAAATTAACCAAAGTTTTTATGTTGTAAGGAGCATAATTTTCTATATTTTCTCTTTCATATTTTGACCAATATTCTGTAAGAGTTAAATTCATGCCATGAGCAAAAGAACAAATTTGATATAAAGGATGTTTTTCCCAACTACTAATTTTATTCCAATGATTCATTTCAGGGTTCTCTTTACAAAATAATAAATGATCTTCTCTTTCATATTTTTCTAAATTAATATATTCCCCTCTAAAATAAGAATGAATTGTGCATATTTGATCTTCTAGTTTTGATTTAGATACATCTTTCATTTTAGGAATCTCCTTAACAGAATCAATAATTGCATTCGCTGCAACATTGGTATGAGATAATACAACAATTCTATCCCAAGGATATTTTTCTAAACATTCTTTATATTTATTTCTTAACCATTGACTAGTTTTACCAGTACCAGGAGGTCCTGGAATCCATTCCGGAACTTTTAATTCTTCTCTATTCATCTGTTAATGCTGCTTGATCTTCAATCTCTACAGCTTCTCCTTCCCATATTATACTTTTATCGTTTATTTTTTCTCCTTCTAATCTCCAAAGAACAAGAGACTTTTTATTAAATGTAGAATGTTTCTTTTTTGCTTTTAAAACTGTTTGCATTTTTTGCACTAAATCAGATCTAGCCTGATTAATATTTTGTTTAGATAAATAACTTTCAAAATTATCTAAATCAAAATCTATAGAACTTTCTTTACTATTAAAGTATGGAAGTTTGTGTATAGCTAATTGTTCTTTATCTGTGTAAATACCTTTTGCTGAAAAATACTCTTTTAATATTCTTTTAAATTTATATTCTTCCTCTGCTTCTATTACATATTCTTCAGACTGTTTTCTTTCTGCAAATTTAGGCATCATAATTTTTTCAAACTCATGTTGTTTTTGTCTTGGAATCCAAGCTTGTGCTTGTTCCATTGCTGCTTTATAAAAAGCATGTGCCTCCATTAAAGTTTTACCATCTATAAAAATTCTTTTTTGTTTTATTTCTTCTTTATCTGGAACATTTAAATAAACGTAGTATCTATCTTTAGAATACTGTTCTATTTTCTCAATCATATCATTAGATATTTGAGCAGTTATGTTTTGAAATAAACCAATCCAATTAAATAAACTTTGAATACTTTTATGACTATAACCTGTAATTTCTGAAATTTTATTTATACCAAATTTTCTTTCTGTTTTAGCAGTTGAACTACCTTTTTTACTTCTTTGTTTAACGTTATCATTCGCTGCTTCTGCAATTCTAGCTATAAATAAATCTATTTGTTCTTCTGTCCAATCTGAATTTTTTAAAAGTATTCCAGCAATTGCTGTACAATACTCATCTCTTTTTCCTTCACCAGGATATATAATTGTTAATGCAGAAGATAAAGCTACCTTACCAACATCTAAAGTTAAATTACCTTGGTATTCTTTTATCTCTTGATATTTTTCCCATCTAACATTTGTTTTTGATTTACTATGTAAAGAACCAGGAACTATTGTATATCTTAACCTTTCAGTTCTTAATTCACATATCATTGCACCGTGTGGAAAGTCTTTGTAATCTTTTTCAAATTCATCTGGTAAACTAAACTGTTTAAAAGGTATTTTTGTTTTGTTGGCCCAAAGGTAATGACTACCAGGATTACCATCTCTACCAAAAATTGCTCCACAATCATTAACATTAACATAAAAGTTTAAAAAATTTTTTACTAAATTATTATCAATATCTAAATCAATAACATCATCTAATCTTAAAGCTATCTCGGCTGTCTCATAATCTCTTTTCCATATATCTTTCTCTATCTTAAAATTTTCATCGGTATACTTTGGGACTTTAGGTATACCTTTGTAACAAGGTATAATAACCTTACCCAGATCTAACCAATTTTCATACGTTATAGGTTCTTTGTTCATTTCTCACCTTATAAAAATTTAAAATAGGCGAGTCCACTCTCGCTTCCTCGCCTATCCCTGCAGGAATACTATAAGTTAAACTGCTTTTTAGTTTCTTCTTGGACTTCTGGTTTAGCCTCAATCTCACCTTTACCTACTCTTTCAGCAAAATTTCTTGCAATTTCGTAGACACCTTTGTCTGAAACTGGTCCAATTTTACTTACGTCCCATCCAAACCATGTGCCTTTGTCGTTTGACATTTGCACAGTCTTTAGTTTGTAAATGTGGCTATATGTAGGCGGTGTAAATAAACCATTCTTGCCTTGCATTTTGATACCCATCATCATTGAGTTCCATTTTCTACTAACTTTTAATTGAGTAGATTTCATAGAAATCAAAGCACTTGATGGTGTATCTCCTAAGTGGATTACAAAGTGATTAG